GCGAAGAGGAGGAAACTCAAGTAAGTAAGAAGAGAAGGTTTATTGATTTAACACAATAAAATTTAATTATCAGCAAATCTGAGTCTAAAATGTGCAATCCAATTGCCAGCAGTGCTACTGGTAATACATAACATATATAAGTTATTTTGTTTAACTTCTGTAATGTCTCCTGTGGTAGAGCTATATGTAATAGGAATATTACATTTTCTATTAATTTTGATAACATTGCTATGAGTTATTTGACTGTCTGTTACACCATTTTGTGTTTGTGGATTAATTACCACTGTTTTATCTTTAAGTACTTTGAAGCGTTCTGCGTTATTTAGATTACGGAATCCGTTAACTATTGCACTTTCTAGCAAGTCTCCGATAGCAAAGACTTCTCCGTTAGTTTGTTGATCTAAAACTAGCATAAATCTGAATATACATCCAGAAATTGCTCCTCCACCTTGTGTATCTACAGTACCGTACATTCTAACATTTATTTTTTTAATTGTTATTTTTCTACCGATACGAGTTACGTCGCTTGTTCCTTGTGCTATTTCAGTAAGATTATGAATATCTCCTCCTGTCATATCAGAACTAGTGGTCCATCCATTAGTTTGTTCTTTAAGTTCTAGTGATGATCGAAGTGATCTTCCGTATGCTCCACCGATTCTAGCATATCCGACCAGGTTAGGAGGTAAAGTAGAACGGGAAGCAGCTAAAGCTCTTCTTTTTGCCCGAGCAGCTTGACGTCGATCTTCTATTTCTGCAACACTTCTTTGTCTTTTCATTTTTGAAATAGCTTTGTAGTCGGCGGATGTAACTGGATTTAATATTAAACGACGTTTTAGGTCTTCGTTAGCAAGCCAATCAGCAGCGCTGTCGAATCTTCCGAACATAAAATTGAATAATCACATGTACTCCGAAAATATTTTAAATAAATTTTTCGGGTCCTAGGAGGTGGCCGTAAGTATTACCGGCCACCTCCCAGGCGCAGGCGCAGCCGAAGCCTGGGAACGTTTTTCAGTGTGTTTGCAATGCTTTCCTGAACAGTGTAGAGGAACACAGCTAATTGTACATATATGGAAGCTCGTGTTCGGGCATCCTCTACACTGTTTGGGGGCATTACCATTTTTGTCTTCGGGGTCCGGAGACACCCCGACAAAAAGGTGACTCCGAGTCACCCCGAAAAAAGGGTGACTCCGAAATCTATCTATAAAAGGAATCGGAGCTAGACTCCTATTCAAAATTATATGTGTCATGGCAACAACTACATCATCAGGGCAATCGAACAAATCGAATCGTACGAAGAGGCTCTCGCGGTTTGTCTTTACCTTAAACAACTATACGCCAGAAGAGGAGCAGGTTATTCAATTGCTTGGGACGACTTTGAAGATGAAATGGTTGATATATGGACGCGAAGTTGGCGAGCAGGGCACACCGCACTTACAGGGAGCAGCTGTAATTGGGCGTCAACTAGCTTGGAAGACCATCAAGAACTCCTTTCCTCCGAGGACCCATTTGGAGGAGATGAAGGGTACTCCCAGGGAATCTTTTACTTATTGTACTAAAGAAGATAAGAACTATTATCAATTTGGTGATGAACCTAAACCTGGTAAGCGTAATGATCTTTTGGATGCAGTAGCAGCTTTGCGTAAATCGTCATCGTTTCGTGATTTTGTTAAAGATGATCAGAACGCATCTGTTTATGTCAAGTATACGAGAGGACTTACTGCTTTTAGATCGCTCCTTAGAGAACCTCGCTCCCCTGCACGACCTCCGACCGTATACTGGTTACACGGCCCTACTGGAGCGGGTAAGACAAAACATGCATGGGAATTCCTTCAATACTACTTTGGAACAGATCAAGAAACATGGATCTCTAATGGATCACTTAGATGGTTTGATGGATACGACGGACACCGCGGAGCCATCCTCGACGATATACGAGCAGACAGCATCCCCTATAATCAGCTCCTTAGAGTACTCGACAGATATCCTCTTAGAGTCGAATACAAAGGAGGAACTACCGACTGGATCCCCCAAATTATCATCATCACAGCACCTATGGATCCATACCAGTTCTTCAGGGTCGGAGACGACATCGAGCAGCTCCTCAGGCGTATCAATGGAGGAATCCACGAGTTCACAATCGCAGGACCTAACCCAAACCTCAAACAGTTGGCTCCCACAGTACCAAACACACCAACACATTCTCAAGTACAATCCCAAAATGACGTGCAAGAATTGCAAGAATCCTCAGAGGAACTGTCTTTGTTGCAGTTACTCGGACGAAGAAGAAGTCGCAGTAGATCTTGTTCGCCAGAGAGAGTTGAGTGCGAAGAGGAGGAAACTCAAGTAAGTAAGAAGAGAAGGTTTATTGATTTAACACAATAAAATTTAATTATCAGCAAATCTGAGTCTAAAATGTGCAATCCAATTGCCAGCAGTGCTACTGG